AGCAAACTCAATAGAAAATCTTCGCCCGGTTACCCATATAGTTTCTGCAAGACTAACGCAGACTTGCTGGATGGTTACTATGATTTACTCAGACGTGACTTTTCGGCTTGGCTGCTGCTGGTTCTGGATACTGATATGAGCCATGATTCGACTTTGGAAGAGAAAATTTCTCTACTAGAGAGAAACGTGGTACCGCCAGCACGCATCTTCGTTAAAGGTGAGCCCACTAAAAGGAATAAGCTCGCTAGGTTAATATACGGCACTTCGGTGTGGCATAATTTACTTGGCAGGCTATTGTTTCAGGACTTACTAGACGATGCAGTGCGAAACTGGAGAACCTCCATCCATAAGGTAGGCATGGATATGTACACCGAGGATGGAGTCAGCGATGTCTTTGATTATTTCGATATGATAATTGACGCAGCTGAACTCATAGGCTTGGATGCTGTCTCTGACGACATCCAAGGTTGGGAATACCAAGTACGGCAATGGATGCACAGATCTTTTCACAAAGTGATGCGCGAATTCTATGCTGACTCCCATGTCTCTAATTTCAGGCTAATTCTCATGTCTAAATACCAGTTGATAGAGGAGAACATGTTGATGTATGATTCTGATGGCTATGTACATGGCCTACACTTCTTCATCCAACTTAGTGGTAAGTTGACGACACATCTGGAGAATAGCTTCTTGAGAGCTGCTCTAGCTTATGTTGACAACCCACACCCCTATTTTAGGGCTGCAACGAACGGAGATGATTGCGTCACTACGCAATCTCCTCTGACGGCAGGTTCTCCGCTACCTTCTGAAACTATGGGATTTGTGCATACGGATAGGGTGGTCCAGCTGAGAGGCTCATACCACTTTTCTTCCCAGCATTTCTCCTATGACCAGAGAGCGGCGCGCCCGGTCAGGGTTCCTGACGGCTATACAAAATTGCTAGCGAACTATCTGCAATCCGATAACAAGGAAAGCGACGTTGGCATTTTGGTCATGCTTCCAACGGTGATAGCTAGAGAGTTCAAAGCTCTCAGGCTCCTGCTAGAAGCTGAGGCGGCAGGTGCTGCATGAGCACTGTCCGGCCTAGCTGGGCGCGTTAAGCCCCCCGGGAGGCGTCAGTTCCTGGGAAAATATGGCCAAGAAGAAAACACAAGCTAAGAAGAAGAAGGCGCCCAAGCGTCCTCCTCAGAAGGCGGCTGGTGCTGGAGTTATGATGCCTAAGGCAGTGGCTAATTTGTCACATGCCATGGGCGTTTGTTCAGTAACTAACCCCTTTTGTCCTGAAGCTCGTGGGGCACGATGGCCCGATAATTCCTTTACTAGAAGTAAGGGACTTGGGATGAGAGGCGTCATTGAGATGAATTGCAATGCCAACGGCTATAATGCATTCCTCATAATCCCAAGATCAGGCTACATGTACGCGTTGCCGTCGGCAACGATGACGACCGGTACAGCCTCTTTCGGCCTTTTAGGTCTTTTGCCTGGAGCTGCAGGTAATTGGCCTCCGGGCGTCTGCGCTAGATACAGAATTATCTCGTGCGGTATTGCCCTTAAGTGCACTGCTAACCCCTTAGATGTGGCTGGCATGTGCCATGTTAGGACTTACTCACCTATGAACGGAATAAGCGGAGGTATGGCTTCTTTAGACATTACCTCTAACTACTCTGATGATAGGTACGATGTGCCATTGGCACGGCTCGTCGATGAGACTCTTTACATAAATCTGATGCCCTTAGGAACTGAAGCTAGACTCTTCAGAGCCCCAGAGGACCCCACAGAGACAGCCGCGGACTTTCTTTCTGGCGCCGGATTTCAATCCGTTGTTGTCGGAATTAAAGGTCCAAACAACTTGGCAGGAGCCATAGTTTGTGATTGGTATTTTAACTACGAGATAGTTTACACAGATGCCGCTAACCAAATTTTCATGGAACCGCCAGCAAAGTATAACCCTAAGGTTATGCACCACAACGCACAAGTACTTGAGACTGTCCCGAGTATGCAGTTGTCTAAGTCAGCTAAGTCAGTTGATCAATCTTTTCTCAGTAGAGCTATGAGCATCGCCGGGAAGGGAATTGAAGACATGGCTTTGTCTGCCATCGCTGGGTTCTTTTAAGAACTCGGCGATGTTACGGATAGGTTAGGGCC